TATTGTTACCGATACTTCAAGCGAATTTGTTAAGTATGATGGACTGATGGATTGCCTTAAAGACAAAAGAAAAATAGAAAAAATGAAAGATGGTCGTAGAGTTATTTGTGGTCCATCTATGGCAGAAATTGACGCAGAAGGTAATATTATCAGTATTAAAAACAAAATGCCAGACCAATCTGGTAGTTTAAAACTAGGTGGTACAGCGAAGTCTTTAACAGAAAAGAAAAAAGAAAAAAAGATTAAAGTATTAACGCAATAGGATAGATGATATATAGGATAGATGATATGAAAAAAATATTAATGAGTTTATTAGTTGCTCTATTTTTAGTTGGTTGTAATACAACAAAGAGTGTTAAAATAGAACAAGAAGTCGGTCTCTTAAAAACCGTACAAGAAAGAGGTTATGTTATTTGTGGAGTTAATGCAGGTCTACCAGGATTTTCTGCTCAGGATGACGCAGGAAACTGGAGTGGTTTAGATGTAGATTTTTGTAAGGCAGTTGCCGCTGCTATATTTGGTGATTCAAGTAAAGTAGAATTTGTAGGATTAAATGCTAGTCAAAGATTTCCAACATTGGCGTCAGGTAATATTGATGTACTTGCAAGAAACACAACGTGGACAATTAGTCGTGATGTTAACTTGATGTTTGAATTTGCAGGTGTTAACTATTATGATGGACAAGGATTCTTGATACCTACTGATTTAGATATTAAGAGTGCAACAGAATTAGATGGTGCGTATGTTTGTATTACAAAAGAAACAACATCTGAATTAAATTTAAATGATTACTTTGCAGAACAAAATATGGCATATGTGCCAGTATATGTTGAAGGTAATAAAGACGCAAAGGCAAAACTATTTGCTGGTGATTGTGATGTATTCACAACAGACGCTTCTGGTTTAGCAAGTGCTAGAGCAGGTGCAGAAGACCCTAGTAAATGGTTAGTATTACCTGAAATTATATCTAAAGAACCTTTAGGTCCACTTGTAAGACAAGGCGACCAAGAGTGGGAAGATGTAGTTAGATGGACACATTTCATTATGATTAATGCTGAAGAGGCAGGTATCACAATGTACAATGTAGATTTAATGTTAACTTCAAAAAATAAAGAAGTTAAAAGAATATTAGGTGTGGAAGGTTATATCGGTCCAATGTTAGGACTTGGTATGAAATTTGGTTATAACATTATCAAACAAGTTGGTAATTATGGAGAGTCATTTGAAAGAAATGTGGGACCAAATACACCACTTGCTTTAGAACGAGGATTAAATAATCTTTGGAAGAACGGCGGTGTGATGTATGTACCACCAATTAGATAAGGAGAACTATGTTTAAAAAATTATACAATATGATAGGATTTAGAAACGGCGACACTAGAATGTTATTAAAGATTTTAGGTGCAGTATTTTTAATTGCAATATTATTTGGTGTATTTAAACACAATTCAGCAAAAGCAGATTGCACAGGTTGTGGAGATGATGGACACCAAATTTGTCCAGTAGAAGGTGACCACGAACACAAAAAACCAGAAGTAGTTTTTGCAGTATGTGTCTTTGCAGATGGTACATTAATTGACCATAAAGGTGCTAACTCAATGTCCGATTGCTTAAAGACTAAAAGAGAAGTAGAAAAGGCTTGGAGAAATAGAGCTGAAGAAACAGATAGTGTAGAAATAAATAGTATCACTTATAAGATAGATGGTGAATCATTAGCATTTATGTGCGATTTAGTTGACGCAAGAGTACATCATTATGAAGATGGTACTTGGGAAATAGTTAAGATTTTAGGTAAACATAAGAAGGACGAGTAATGATAGAACAATTAAAAAGATGGTGTATTGAAGTTTCAAAAGAATTATGTAATGAAACGGTCAGTACAGCAGGAACTATTTGTGATAAAACAAAGAAAGCAAATGCTGACTTTGTTAAAGCTATAATGGATAGTATTTAAAGAAATCATAAGAGAAATAAATGGCAACCACAAAAATAGTAGCTAAAAACGTAACTGTAATTGGAGAAAAAATCCAAAATAAAGTAGGTTCAGCTTTAGTAGGTACTAAAGCACTTGTTAAAGATACTACAAAATCAGCTGACGCTTCACTTATCGTACTTGAATCAATTAAAACTTTACAAGAGAGAGGTGTTACAAAGTTAACCGAAGTTTGGGAAACATTAAAAGCACAATTAGGGTTTGAAAAGGCTAAGGCACGTAAAATAAGAGAACAAGGAACTAAACCAGAAACTAGTGTTGGCCGTATAAAAAAATATAGTAAAGCTGCAATTGATCCTTCAGCAGTTGGTGTAAGTGATTTAGTTGGAATGAGATTACTTGCTATGCTTGGTATAACTGGTAGAGCTGCAGGAGTTATTGCTACTATTGGTGCAGTAATTTTTAGTGGAATTGGTGCATTAATAGCAGGTACTGTATATGCTATAATGGATGGATTTAAAGGTTCAAAGATGTTTGGCGGTGTTACTGGATTTATAGGCGGACTTCTTGGTGGTATTGATAGTGGTATGAAAGGTGCTCTTAAAGGAATGGGTAAGTGGGCAGTGATTGGTGCTGGTATAGGGTCAGTTGTTCCAGTTCTTGGTACTATGGTAGGAGGTCTTGTTGGTGCATTGGTTGGAGGTATAATGGGGTGGTTTGGTGGTGAAAAGATAACCGCATTTATAGATAAGATAATTTCAATACCTGTAGCAATGTTTAATTATATGGCTGGTATATTTCAAAATATTAAAGATTTGATGTCGGAGGCGATCCAACCTTTTGTAGATACAGTATTAGGCATTGCTAAAAACATATTTGATCCAATTATTAGAACGCTTAAAAAAATTATAAACGTAATTAAATCAGTTTTAAATGCTGTAATTGATTCTATACCTGATTTTGGTTTTGATAGAATCAAAGAAATGAAAGAAAAAATGAAGTTTGATATGGATGCTGATAGTGAGGCTTCAGAATATTCAGATAAAAAAGACAAAACTTCTAGTGCATTAAAAAAAGTCCAAGCAGCAGACGAAGGTGAAAAAGATAAAGCACTTTCCTCAGATGAAAATAAAGCTATGATAGCAACTGCTAAAGAATTTTTAGCGATGAATAATAATGATTTAAAAACAATACTTAAAGATAAAAAGAGTACAAGTGATTATATGGGATCATTAAATGATTTGATGTTAATGGCGAAAGAAGAAGCATTTGGTCCAGAAGAATCTGCTAAAATATTAGCACAAATATTAGCTAAACAAAATGAAATAAAATCAACTGCTGGTCTAGCGGCGGCTGAATTAGAAGCAGATGGTCAGGAAGTACCTGCTCATATGAAAGCTGTAATATCAGGTAAAGACTCTGTTGTAAGTGATGAAAAACCTGTCAAGTCGGATAAACTAACATCTTTGCAACAAAAACAAGATGACTTAATAACTTCAGGTGCAGGTAAAGATGAATTAATGGAAGTACAATCAGATATAGATAAAGAAAAAGATAAATTAGAAGTTAAAAAAGGTGGAGATGAAGACGGTTGGTGGGGTAAAGCACTTTCAACTATTCTTCCTGGAGGAGATGAAGGACACATTGAAGGTGGTTTATATAAAAACTTCTTTAAGAAGTTTACTAGTAAGAAAGGTGCTTTAGTAGCAGACACTAAAGAAGTTGCTCCTTCAGTTGTAGCACCTAATTTTATTACTAACAATAAAGCAACTAGTAACAAATCTATTGGAATGACTTCTAACAGTATGCATTTGAGTATTAGAAATAATGATTTTCTATATCAGGATGTATAATGATAACAATATTAGAAAACGCAAAAAATAGATTAACAGAATTAACAGAAACAAATAGAAAAGTATTTGTTAGATTATCTGTAAAGGGTGGTGGTTGTGCTGGGTTTGGATATGATTGGACGTTTGAAAATGAATCTAAACCAACTGATATTCTTGTAGATAATATATTATTAGTAGATAAAAGTTTTGAATTGTATTTACTAGGTATGCAATTAGATTATAAGAACGATATATTTGGTGCCAACTTTGTATTCAATAACCCTAAAGCCAAATCCTCTTGTGGTTGTGGCACATCATTTTCAATTTAATATTTACCAACTCCCAAATCCTTTTCAGTAATAATTTTGAATTGCATATTATTATCTGAACAAAATGACCTAGCGGCAGACCATTTTGCTTTATTTTTAATATAGTTAAATGACTCAATCATAAACGACCTTGTTTTTCTTTTAGGTGTTTTAGGTCTTTTACATTGCCTAGATGGTTTAATTTCTATCATATACTTTTTATCTTTGATTGTCTTAATCACAAAGTCTGGAAAGTATCTGTGCCATTTTTTATCCAATGGACTATAATACCTGACAGGTAACTCTTCACTTGCCCAATGTACTATATCAGTATTCAAATCACAATAACGCATAAATCTCCGTTCTAAAAGAGACCTATATACTATTTGATTTGGATTGCCTACGTACTTTTTTGGGTTGGTTGCTTTGTACAGACCTTTGTAACTCTTTGCCATAATCTACCTATTAATCATATAAATATATAAGTATTTATAATAAGGATTTAAATGGGACACACATCAGGACATAAACGCAGTATTAAGATAGGTACTTACTTAAAAAATGCAGTAGGTAACGCTAAGATATTTGTAACTAATAGGTTTACAAGTATGTTACCAACAGGTGGTGCAAGTAATCTTATAAGCTCATTTGTTGATTTAGGTTTAAATAAAGTTAGTAATTCTCAAGCGAAAGTTGCTTCTAAAATATTAAAGAAGTCACCATTTGAAATATCAGACAGTCCTGAACAATCAATTAAAACTGACCCAATGGGGTTTTCACATATACAATACCCAGCAGATTTAACAGGTGATGAATTAGGGCATTATATGTTATTTTTTACATTGAATAATAATATGGCTCTTGACTTATCTGGAGTAAAACAAGATTTACAATTTTCATCAGATTTGGATATTGATACTGGTATAAAATATACATCCGCATTTGGTCTCGGCAATACAACTGGTAGAAAATGGAATCATCACGTTAGCGATAAAGGTAAAGGTTATTTTCAGTCCGAAAATCAAGCACACTTTAGAGCTCAATATGGTAAAGGAGTGGTAGACCAGGTAAAATTAACGAATACGGTAACGTCTGCTGTTCCTGTAAATCAAATAGTAACATCAGCAATTGCATTGTATATGCCACCAAATGTTAAGGTATCTTACAAGGCAGGTTGGGGTGAAGAAGCGACTGAAATGGCAGGAGATATAGCAAATACAGCAAAAGAAATAATGGGAGCGAAAAGTGGTGCTGAAGCAGCTGGTAAGTTTGCTACAGGTTTAACAGGTGGTGTAACAGCCTACATTAAAAAAATTGGTGGTGGAGTAACAGAAGCATTAGGTGGCGGTGATCCATTTAAATTAGTATCTAAAATGTTAGGTGTTGCAGTTAACCCACGACAAGAAATGTATTATGAAGGACCTAAATTTAGAGAATTTGATTATGAATTTAAATTTTGGCCTAGAAATGCTGATGAAACTGACCGTGTTCAAAAGATTATTAAATTATTTAAATATCATATGCACCCAGCAATGGATGTATTAAGTGGTGGTAGGAATTTTAGAATACCATCAGAATTTGAAATACATTATATGTGTAGAGCAGGTGTTAATGATAAATTAAATAGAATATCAAGATGTGCTTTACAAGGTTGTGATGTTAAGTATGGACCTGACGAAGGTAATTATAAAACATTTGAAGATAATGCACCTGTGGCATATACAATGACATTAAGCTTTAAAGAATTAGAATTTATGACTAAAGCAACAATAGCGAAAGGTATGTAATGGCATATTTTTCTCAATTTCCTAAAAAGCTTTATGATATTAAAGGCGATAGAAACTATAAATTGGTGCCTGATATATTCAGACGGATAAAGGTTAGAAGTAAGTTAAAGGATGAAATATCTTTATTAGATACTTACACTATTGAAGATGGTGATAAACCTGAAACTGTAGCATTTAAAGCATATGGTAGTGTAGATTATTTTTGGGTAGTATGCTTAATGAACAATATTAGAAATGTGTATTATGATTGGCCGTTGGACAGTCACGCATTTGGCGAATACTTAAAAGACAAATATGATAATCCAGATGGTATACATCATTATGAAACAGTACAATCAAGTGGAAATATAATAAGTAAAGGTCCTGGAGATTATTCACATAAGATTGAAGTTAATAGTGATACACCAGGTGCAACGTCTGTTTCTAATTATGAATATGAAGTAAGATTACAAGATGAAAAAAGGAAAATTAAAATATTAGATGAGCAGTACCTATCAACATTTGTAGATGAATTTAATACTTTGTTAGTACAATGATATGCCAGAAAAACCTAATTCAATATTCCAAGCAGGTGATTATAAGTTACAAGCTTGTGAAATAATATCTTATAGAATATCAGCTGAAGGTGGACCTTTTAGAATGGATATTAAACCCATTCTTATCTCAATACAATTAGAAGAAAATCTTTTCCATAATTCTATCATTGGTAAAATTCAAGTAGAGGACGCACAGGATGTACGTACTATATTACCTATTACAGGACTAGAACGATTACAATTAAAATTTAGTACACCAGGATTGCCTGGTATCAATGCTGTTGCAAATGATGGACACCCATTTTACATTTATGCAATAGATAATGTGGCACCTGATACGGACTCACCTAGAGCACAGATATATAATATACTTTTTTGTTCAAAAGAATCGTACTATAATGATATGCGTAAAGTGAGTAAGGCATACACAGGAAGATTAGAGGATGCTGTTGAAGATATATTTATTAATAGAAATTACCTTAATAGTACTAAACAATTATTCATAGAACCAACAAGAACAAATACTAAAATAGTTATACCTAATCAGCGTCCAATGGATGCCATTAGGATGATAGCAAATAGTTGTGTATCAGGATTATATCAAAATGCAGGATATCTATTTTATGAAACGCCTATAGGATATCATTTTAGAAGTTATGAATCATTATTGGCAGTAGGTGGATCAACAGTACGGCCTTCTAAATGGAAGTACCAACCACAAATACAGAACGTAAGAGCAGATGAAAAACCTGGTCAATTAGGTGGGAAGACGCCAGCACCTGGGACTAAAGATGTAATTAAAGATTTACATAGTGTCCATAGTTGGACATTTGAGAAACCTGTGGATATGTTGCAGAATTTTAAGGCAGGTGCCTATGCGAATAGGTTTATTGAGTATGATCCTTTTTTCAAATTGATTACAACAAATGATTATGATTATGATGATGATTTTTATAACCATTTTCATACTGAACATAGTGATGGATATAAGACAGCGGTTAAAAAACCATTACCTTATGCAAATTTTGATGATACCAATAGACCACTTTCACAGGAACCATTACAAAAGGTAGTGTTGAAATCCAATACGAGTAAGGTTCACGATAGCCAAGAATTTCCTAGTCATTATCAGACTACACAAAAGAGAATATCCCAAGCCCAATTTATGAGAAAGAATATATTATCTATTAATGCACCAGGTAATTCATTAATACACGCAGGAGATATTATTACTTTTGATATGCCATTGTATAGACCGATTGGTGATAATTTACCAGCAAAATCTAGTCCACATTATGCAGGAAGATATCTAGTAATTGCTGTAGAGCATACGATATCAATAGAGGCAGGTAAATATGAAATACTAATTAAGGCCGTTAAAGATTCAGTTAGAAAAGCTTTCCAAGCAGAAGCAGATAGTTTTCCGCTTGCTTCACCTCTTTACGTAGGACATAATATCTATGATGAAGACAAGAAGATACTTAATACTTTAGCAAAGAGAGATAAGAGAGGACCAGGTCTTGGGGATAGATAAAGTGAAAGGGATTGAGAGTATTTCCGAGATTCGCAAATTTTTGAGACCGCTAACGCTAGACGTGTAAGAGGACAGATTTTGGTCACCTTTAGCTGGCCTTTAGAGAGTAATAGACAGACAACGCACAACGACTATGAGAACATTTAGAGAACAACTACGAGAAATAGAGCTTGACATTGTGAGTAAGCTAGTGTATAACGCAGGTAATGGACTGAGCGTATCACTAGATGGCCGCCTACCATACTCTGGTGTGACTGGCCATTCACATATCTCTAAAACACACAAAGGTAGGTATCCGAGCACCTTACTTACCTTACTTACGCAAGAGTGCGTAAAGAGAAAAGAAAATACTCAAACGAGGCTGCGGCCTGTCGCCGATTTACGCAGGCTGCTCACGAGGTTGCGTAAACAAATTCTAAATAATATTATAATGCGTAAGTTGAATGGTTTAAAAGAAAAACAATATGGGAAAAACTAATGGCCAGCTCTGAAATATTATCAGGACAGTTTTATTCTTTCACAGGTGTTGTAGAGGATAGAAACGATCCGCAAAAGTTAGGCCGTTATAGAGTACGTGTCCTTGGGATACATACAGATGACAAAGAAGTCCTACCAACGGCCGACTTACCGTGGGCGCAATGTATATTACCTGTTACATCACCAGGCATTTCAGGATTAGGCCATTCACCATCCTTTCTTGTGGAAGGTTCGTGGGTCGTGGGCTATATGCGAGATGGCGCAAGTTGCCAACAGCCAGTTATTATTGGATCCTCGCCAGGGTTCCCAATTGAGCCGGCCAATAAAGCAAAAGGTTTTTATGATCCGAATGGAGTTTATCCTGGTGTTACCAATGAACCAGATACGAATAGGTTGGCCGTTGCAGAAACGACAATGGTCGCTGGTAAAGAAGAATACTCCAATCCGCATTTACATTTAACATTACGTGCAGCCGCTAGAGAAAACAATACAGGTATTGCGACAGCCGACTTTAATGCCACGACTAATGCAGCTGGTGATGATATCGTGGGTAGCGATGGCGACACCTGGGGGCAACCTGGCATTCCTTACGCAGCAATCTATCCATACAATCACGTATTCCAATCCGAGTCTGGCCATATTTCAGAATGGGATGACACTGAAGGCGCAGAACGAATTTACTTGGCACACGTAACAGGTACCTCTTATGAAATAGACCAAATAGGAACGCTAGTACAATTAAACAAAAACGAAAAATATGAAATTACCTCCGCACACTCATTTCACTCCATTGGTGGCAATTCGGATATCACGATAGATGGCCGCCATAAGATTTACATTAATAAGAAAGGTGAAGTCAATAACAACTATGACATACAAGTGGGTCCTAATGCGAATGTTAATATACAAGTAGATAAAGGCCATATCAATGTGGTCACCGTTGATGGCAATATCAATGTAAACAGTGGTGGTGATTACAACCTAAAAGTAAAAGGTAATTACACCAGTAGCATACAAGGTAACAAATCGGAAACCATAGAAGGCAGTAAGGTCAGTAATACAACAGGCTCAGTCAACCACCGTGGTAGTACCATAGACCTTAACTAGCAGGCCAGCTACTAACATATATCAAACTGATTAATTATCGGAAACGTTTATAGGATTTTTCTATATAGGCGGGCATTGTTGAATCTAAAATAAAAAAAAAGTCTACAAATGCAATAACAGACACAAGCAATATATACTCTTCCTTTTCCTTAAAAAAAGCCCGACTAAATTTTTTTGAGGTCCAGCATTTAGTCCAACTTTACATATTCAATAAATATTCTTATGTATGATTCATTTACAGGTTTTATCAATGAAGGCACATTCCAAGAGTATGACTATAACAACCAATACAATGAACATAAAGAAGAACAACGCAAATTCAACATAATAAATAACTATAGGGTTGTGCCTTAATACACACGCAAGGTTTCACAGTTAGACCTTACCGAAGGTACCTTAATAAATAACTATATGATTACAAAAGAATCATACGAAGACTTAAAACCTTATTGGGATTTCCAACGTAAGAAGGAGTACAATAAGGAAAAGTTGGAACACCTAGCCAATAAAATGCAAGGCCAAATTTACGACCAATTTGGCCCGATTTCAGGCAAAGAGTTACTGGATACCTTGTGGACAAAATTGCCACAAGAAGCTTACGAAGATCCACACCCAGGTTGGGTTCCTAGAAATAAGTCTTACAGGTACAAATGGGAAAAAGAACCAGGTCCTGTTCAGATACCTTTACATAAAAGAGGTAAGCCTGTTGTAGTCAAAGCCAAGTGGTTACACGATAGACCATCACATCTGGATGACTAGCGTTTATGTCCTGGTGATACTCTTTATTATTATGGCCATTACCTTTGCACATCTCTAAATCTCTCGTCTTATATATACACGTGTAGTGCTTCACGAAATGCTCCAGAGTCCAAGTAAAAACCACAGCATAAATAACTCATAGGAAACACATATGCAAGATATAATAATATTAGGTTTCGCAATTTTCATTTATATGTTAGGCACAGTATGGATTACGTAAGCGTCTTCTTACTGGTTGCATTTATCATATGGGTGATTATTGATTATAGCAAAGGAAAAAAATAATGGAAGATATACAAGCGGTTATTAAAAAAGTCTGGAATACTTTACTCTATAAAGAAGTGCCTGTATGGGTACTTGTACTCGTTCTAGTTATTTGGTATTTCTCATAATAAAAATATAGTGGCCACGCCTTTGATATTTAAAGGTCAAGGGCTTCCAACGGTGGTGTTGTCTTAACGTTTTAAGATAAGCGATACAATACTCGGGTTCCCAATCAACGATTCTAATTCTATAAGCGGCAGTACTGAATAAGGCCTTTTGGCAATAGACAATGAAGTCAACGTCAGCGAAGGTATGAGTATTACTATTTTCTATGATGATTTTGTTTTTAGAAGGTATGTCCATTCTAAATTAATATTTATAAGAGTTAATGGTAATGTCAAGCGTGGAATTTTTCGAATCTAAATGGCTCGGAGCGACTCAAGGTTGACGTTCTGTGAAATGTTGTATAAATAGTAGTAATATAAAGAAGGAGTGAGTCCTATGAAAAATAAGTATGGAAAAGATATTGAAACGTTTGCACAAAAGGTTGCCCAAGAAGAAGACGCAGGTACAAAAGCCATTAATGATAAGTATGGCGTTCCAACAGAAGATGATTTAATAAAACACAAAGAACTATCCACCTCCGAGGTGTTAAGACAAGGTTTTGACGAAGAACAAGCACAAAGAAAAAAAGAAGAAGAAGACGAAGAAGAAGAGAAGCAATTTTTAGATGATGTTGCTAACAACACACCTAATATGACAATGTTTGACCATCTTGAAGAAGAACCTAAAGATGAAGTTATTAACATAAACAACTACGAAAGATATTGGGATAATTCTACACCCAATGGTCATCAAATCAGAATACTTAAAAAAGACAATTCAACTTTAACAATTAATATGGAATGGCCGAAAGATGAAAATCCTAGATTAAGAAAAGATGTATATGATTGGGCTAAGAAAATAAAATAAATGTAATAAAGGAGTATAAAACTATATGAATTTAAATCCATTTAAAAGAGAACATAAAGAATTAAAAAAACAAGTTAATGTAGCCGAAGTGAAACGAAAAATCAGAAGAGGTCCAAAAAGTTGGGCGAATATAAGAACCTTAAAAAAATTGAAACTAGCAGCCAAAGATAAACTTGTTAGAGAAAAAAGGTAATAGTGTTTGAAGAGGCTTTACCAAAACATTTAGGAGGCCATAAAGGTAGAACACATATAGATGTAGGTTTGTTGAAATGGGCTAGAGATAAATTAAACATTAAATCAATGTTAGATTTAGGTTGTGGTCCAGGTGGGCAAGTTAATGTAGCCCGAAAATTAGGATTATCTGTAATAGGAGTTGATGGTGATTTTACGTTAGTAAGAGAACAACCTGAATTATTTGTGGTCCACGACTTTACTAAAGGAAAATTGGAAAATTTCCAGAAATATTATTTAACTGCGGAGTTTGATTTGATATGGTGTGTTGAATTTGTGGAACATATTGATGAAACATATGTTGATAATTGGATGAGTTTAACACAAAGAGGTAGATATGTGTTTATGACGTATTCAGATATTGGTAAACCAGGACATTACCACGTTAATTGTAAACCATTAGAATATTGGATAAAGTTATATAAGAAATATGGTTTTACATATAATGAAGAATTAACAAATGAATCTAAAGGAGTTAGTACAATGAAAAGAGAGTTTTGGAAAGATACTGGACTAATATTTGAAAGGAAACAACAATGATGTTTTGGATATGGCACATATTAGCCATTTGTACAGTAATAGCCGTATCTTTTGGAATTGGCTATACTGTAGGTGCTAAAGATAGAAATACGTCTAAAGGAAAGCGGTGGGGATAAAGAAAGTTAACCCCACGGCATTCCTTTTTACGTATTTAACCGTAGATATTTAATCTTGTTCAGAATACAAAGTTTGCGAGTATAATGCTAAAATAAACATAGCAATTCCTAACAAAGACAAAGTACCGCACAAAAACCAATTATCGTTCATAGGAATTCCGTGATAACCTCCGTCAATTGCGCCAACGGCTCCAATTAGACAAAAAGTTCCTCCTATTGATAGAATAATAGTTAAATATTCAAGTAGTTTTTTCATTATGCAGCCTCCTTATCACATTTTCTAAAAGCAGCAATGTGTTTATCCATCTCTTTAGTTCTATAATTAGAAAATCCGTTATAAACAGATGATATTTTACATCTTGGCTTATCACCGCCTGTACCGAAAGATTTATTTCTAAAATGAGAATAAATAGTGTGTTTCATAGCATATTTCGGTGTATATGACGGAAGTTTTTCAACTTTTATATCATTTATAGTATTTGTTATTTTCATAGTGTTTTTCCTTTTGTTTTATTCATTTTATACGTCCATAATACACTATTTTCCCCCAAAAATCAAGTAAATAATGGAAAATATACCATTTTTATAGAACAAAATGAGAACATTGACGTGGAGGGATGTGATTCTGGCATAAGAAGAACAAAATGAGAACATTTATGTCAAAAACCCTTGTTTTTTCT